TCAGAGCGCGAGGCGCAGCACCGCCGCCGGGGATGCGCCCGCCGCGCCGATCTGCGCAACGGCGACGGTGGCGGTGGCGCCGAGGAAGGGCGCCAGAGTCGCCGCGTCGAGCGACAGCGCCGGCGCGGTCGTTTCCGCGTCAAAGCGATGGCCGCCGCCGGTGAGGGTGACGCGATAGCGTTCCTGCGCTTCGTCCAGCGACGCGTCGATGCCGTCATCCCAGCCGAACCCGCCGCGCGAGCGCCGCACCCAGCGCAGCGCCAGCCCCCAGCCGCCGCCCTCCGCGATCAGATGCGCCGGGGCCAATGGCCGGGTGGCGCGGCCGGCGGCGGTGACGGGGAGGATCAGCGGCGCGGCGTCGGCCAGCCCCTCCACCGCCACCAGCGCGCCCACCCCGACGGTGGCGACCCCGACGCTGGCGGGCAGGCGCAGCAGCGCCGGATCGTCGAGCAGGACGAAGGCATCGCCCGGCGCCAGCGCCGCTATCGCATCCTCGCTGCCCATGCGGCCGCGCAGCAGGGTGGTCAGCCGCCAGCGATTGTCGCCCAGCGGCGCGGCATGGCCGAACTGCACCAGCTCGCCCCCGGCGGCGGCGAGGTTGGCGCCGGCGAGCAGCGCGGCATCATCGGCATCGTGCAGCAGCATCGCGCCGTGCAGCAGGCGCACGGTGATGGACGATGCGCGGTCGATCACGCCGGGGCAGCCGGTGCCGGCGACGCTATCGACCCGCCCCAGCACCGCCGCCGGGCCGATCCGGCCCAGCGCCTGTTCGCCCGCCCCCTCCGCCACGCGCAGCGTCACGCCCGCGCCGCGCCAGCCCGCGCCCTGCCCGGCGGCGGCGAGGATCAGTCGGCCCGCCGTCCAGTCCGCCGCCTCCAGCGCCGGCAGGTCGAACAGCGCGGCGACGCTTTCCCCCACCGGATCGTCCGGCGTGGCGAGCACCCGTCCGCCGGCGGCGGGGGCGGCGATGATCGCGCCATCAGTCGCGTCGCGCAGCGTCAGCCGCACCGCCGCGCCCTCGATGCGCCGTTCCTCGACATCGCGCACCCGCCCGCCGCCGGGCAGCAGCGCCTGCGCGCCCGGCGGCACGGCCAGCGCGGCAAAGCCCTGCGGCCAGATGGTGGTATCGGCGCGCAGGGCGGCATCCCGCGCGCGGCCCCGTGCCAGCGCCAGCGCGGCGTCGGCGGCAAGCGCGCAGGGCAGCGCCAGCGCCTCCTCCTCGCCATCGCCGCCGGGCACCGCCGCCGCCTGCACGCCGACCTGATAATCGCGCGCGGGATCATAGGCGGACAGGGTGATACGGCGCGGGCGCGATGCGGCGGCGGCGCGGCGGCGTTGCCCCCGGCGGCTGGCCTCGCCCGCGCCATCGTCCATAGGTTCGGTCAGCAGCGTCGGCGGTGCGCCGTCGCGGCCGATGCGCCAGCCGCCGCCGGGCAGCGGATCCACCGGCGCGACCGGCAGCAGCGGCGCCACCGCCGCCGCGCGGCTCGCCCCGCCCAGCGCGCAGCCGGCAATGGCGGCCTGATCCCCCGCCGCACCCGGCGCGATCACCGCCCCCGGCAGCAGATCCGCCAGCGGATCGGCGAGGGTCAGTGCCGCCTCATCCGCCACCACCTCGAAGGTGAGCGAGGGGATGCGGTTGCCGAACGGGGTCAGGTCCATCTCCTCCAGCACGGCATAGGCCAGCCCGCGATAGGCCGGGCAATCCGCCACCCCTTCGGCGGAGGCGATCAGCGGATCGACCGGCTGATCCTCCCCACCGCTGTGCAGCCGCAGCGTCGCGGCGGATTTGAAATCCCCCGCCGCACCGCGCAGCAGATTGCCGTCCGCCCAGATGCGCCCGATCGCCAGCAGCGGGCGGGATGACAGCGCCACCGCCAGCGACACCGAATAGCTGTAACTGGTGGCGGAACCGCGCCCCTTGCCCTGACTCTGCTTGTGGCGATGCTCGATCAGGTCGGTGGACCAGATGACGGTGCCCGACACGCGCATCCGCCCATAGAGGCGCGGGATGGCCGCGCCGTAGCTGGAGGTTTGCACCCGCAGATCGGCAATGCGCGGCCCCTCCCGCCCCTTGGGCGCGAACAGCCGCGCATCGACCGCCTGCCCGACCAGCGAACCAATCATCCCGCCCAGCGGCCCGCCGACCAGCGTGCCGACGGTGGTGAGCACCAGAGTGGCCATATCCTGCTCCTTATCCTGCCGCTGAACCGGCGCTTTCGCCGGCGCCTTCGCCAACGATGCGCCAGCGAGAGACGACGCGCCCCGGCGGCTCCGGCGCGTGCACCACCCGGCGCAGCCCGGCATGGGCGTGAACCACGCCCTGCCCCGGCGGCCCGGCGATCATCAAATGCCATTGCCCGCGCCCCATCCCCGCGATCAGCAGATCGCCGGCGCGAGCATCATCCGCCCGCACCGCCACCGCGCCCGCCGCGCGCAACCAGTCGATCAACACCGCCTCGCCCGGCCCGCGCAGCGCATAGCCATGCGGCAACCGCCCCAGCCCAACCCCCGCCGCCCGATACGCCACCACCGCCACGCCAACGCAATCCAGCCCACTCGCCGGATCACGCCCATGCAACCGAAACCGCGCCCCCACGAGCGCCAGCGCGGCATGCCAGACAGGATCAGGCATGGATGTGCTCCTTTCGGGGGGTGAGGAACCGGCCATTGTTCACCCCCTCCCGTCGCCCCTGCGCAGGCAGGGGGCTACAGCGTGTAGCGGCGGGGCGGTTCGCTGGTTGGTGTGGCTGGCGCGTAGCGCCTGGATGACTTTTGTTGCGCCATGCACGAGGTGCGGGATAGGCCCCTGCCTTCGCAGGGGCGACGTGGGGTGGCGCTGTCTCTTGATTACTCGCTCTCTGCGCCTCTGCGTCTCTGCGCGATCCTTTTAACGCGAAACCTTCACCCACCCGGATAGCGCGTCAGCAGATCGATGCCCGGCAAATGCGGCTCACCGCGAAAATTGGCGATGTTGGCGAAGCGGGCGGTGCAGGTTTCGGCGCGGCCGTCGCAGCCCTCGGTCAGTTCCACCGGCACCCCGGCGACGGCATCCTCTGCCAGCGCGTCGAGCGTCAACAGTCGCCCCTGCTGCGCGACGATGGTGGCGGACAGGCCACGCAAGGGGCCGCCCAGCCAGCGCAGCGTGCCGAAGGGATACAGCCCCTCCGCCACATCCTCCGCCAGCAGCACCGTGCCGTTGCCGATCGCCGCCACCACCACCCGCCGACGCAGCGGGGCGAGCGGCACGCGGCAGCGCGCATCCCCCAGCCGCGCGCGGCAGGCGGGGGAGGTGGCCGGCACCACGCCCTCGCGCAGCAGCGCGTCCGCCACGCCCAGCTCAGCGGTAAAGCCGCGCCCGTCGCTCGTCACCGCGCCCAGCGCGCCGCGCGCGATCAGCAGCGGTTGCGCCGCGGCGTCCTGCCAGTCGAGCAACAGCAGCGTCAGCACCGCGCCGTCCCAGCGGCCATGGCGCAGATCATCGTCGGCGATGGCGGCGGCGGTCAACGCGCCTTCCACCTCCATGCTGTCGCCCGACAGACCGCGCGTCTGCCGGATGGCGGAGGGGCGTATGCCCGGCGCGGGGGAATAGACCAGATCGTCGCGCACGATCGGCCGGTCGTGGGTGGTCAGGCCGATGGTCACGCCGTCGCGCCGCTCGATGCGCCAGCACCATGCGATCGGCACCACGGCGCGCGCCAGCCATGTGGAGACGGGCGCGCTCATCCTTCCCGCACCTCGACCAGCGGCACGCTGGCGATGTCCCCCGCCAGCCATGTCGCGCGGGAGACGGTCAGCCGATCGTCGGCGAAGCGCACCGGCACGTCGAAGCGAAAGCCCGCCCGCACCGCCGCGCCCGCCGCCGGCGGCACGGTGAAGCGCACCACGCCGCCCGCGCCCAGCGTCCAGCCGCTCGCCGCGACACCATCGACGCTGACGATGACGCTGCCCGGCACCGGGCGGGTGATGCGCCGTTCGGGCGCGCCCACCCCGGCGCCATAGCGTTTGACCAGCGGGAAATCGGTGCGGATAGCGTCGCCCGTGCCGATGCGCTGATCGGCCATGCCCGGCGCGGCATCGTCCGCCGCCGAACTGCTGTCGAGCGGGTCGCGGAAGCGGAAGGCGATCGCCGGGCCGCGCCGCGCGCGATAGAAATCGACCAGCGTCCGCACGTCATGCTCGGATCGCAGCCCCGGCCCCGCGTCATAGCGCAGCCGGGCGTTGTCCCAGTCGGGCGCGCGCTGTTCCGCACCGGACTGGCCGGTGACGATGGCGGTGGAAAATTCGGCCAGCACGCTCGCCTCGCGCCCGACGCTCAAGGGGAAATCGACATCGTCGAAGCTTTGCACGCCATCCTCCTGTTGCTGCAATGCGGGCGCGCCGAAGCGGACATAGCCGTCACGCGCCACCTGCGGCAGCGCCCAGACGAAGGTGGCGGCGACCCCGCGCGCCACAGCGCGATCCGCCGCCGCGTCGATCGCCGCCCATTGCCCGCGATCTTGCGGCTTGAGCACGAAGCCCGCCAGATAATGCTGCGCCGGCGCGGCATAGCCCAGCCGCGCCTCCACCGCCGCAACACCGGCGATGCTCGGCCCCGCCTGCCCGCGCGCGGCCCAGTCATAATCCTCCAGTTGCAGCACGTCGAAGGCCGGCGCCGCCCAGCCGATCGGCAGGTTCGCCCGCTGCGCCTGCGGCATCGCCGCGTCCAGCACCGTCGGCAGATAGGCGAGCAAGTGGCAGCGCACGCCAGCCTGCCCCGCCGCATCCCGCGCCGCCGCGACCAGTGCGGCGGTGGAGGCGGCGAGCAGCGCGCCCGCCGCGTCCAGCATCGCCGTCTGCGCAGGGGAAAGCGGCGCGCCCATGTCAGGCAGCGGCACGCTCAGCCCGCCGAGCGCCGCCACCGCCGCAGCGTCATACAGGCAGATGCGCCGATCCGGCGTGATCCACCACCACGGCTCCCCCACCTGAAACGACAGCGCCATCCCCACCGCCCGCGCGATGCCCAGAAAGGCGCGCGCCACCAGCGCGAGATAGCCCATCGCCTCCCCATTCGCGGGGGAGAGCAAGGCGGAGGGCGGCACCCAGCCGGTCAGCGCCGGGGCGCCGTCCGCCGCGCGCTGCATCCACGGCGGCGGGCAATAGTCGGCGAACAATTCGTAAGACAGCGACCAGATGATGGTGATGCCGCGCGCCACCGCCGCCACCGCATAGGCACGGTGCCAAGCCGCCGCCGGGCCGCACAGCGCGCCGCCGGTGACGCTCGCCTGAAACGCCCCGCCGGACCGCGACAGGCGGGGATAATGGCTCATGCCGACATAGTGCAGCAACGGCCCGGCATAGCCCAGCGCCTCCACCTGCCGCAGCAGCCGCTCCGGCGTCTGGTTATAGGCATCGTCATAGCCGGTCGCGAGCGACAGGCCATGCTCCGGCAACAGCGCGTCGCCCAGCGCCAGCACGCTGCCCGCGCCGGTGCAGGCGATGCCGCTCAGCTCCACCCAGGCGTCGGCCATGCCGGCATAGTCCGCCACCGTGCCGTCATAGTCCGGCGGGACGAGGCTGATGAACATGCGGTCGATGTCCCCCGCCCACAGCGGGTCCGCCTCCGCCGGGTGGAGGAAACCGCCGGCGAGCGTCGCGAAATCGAGCGTCACCAGCGCGTCGGTCGGCGTGCCGACGGCGTAATTCCACAGCCGCACATACCAGCTTCGCGGCGCACCCGTGGCATCGCGCCCCTCGATCGTCAGCACCGGCCCCCAGCGCGCATCGAGCGGCTTGACCCCCGCCGAGCGCCAGCGAAACGCCAGCGTGCAGCCGGAAAAATCGCGCGCCGTGGCATAGGCCAGCAGCGGATGATCCCAGCGGTCTGCCGCCTCCCAGATCAGCCCCGCCAGATTGTCGCGCCCGGTGAAAGCGAGGTCGACCCGCAGCGCATCCGCGCCGGTGCTGACCGCCGCCGCCATCATCGGGCGGGGAAAATCGACCGTCCAGAAGCGCGCATCGAAGCGCATCATCGTCGTGCGGTCGCGATGCTCACCGACCGCGCGCAGCGGCGGCGCGAGACACCAGCCCATCGCTCAATCCTCCGCCGCTTCGATCGCGCGGCGCACCGCCTGCGCGATCTGCCGCCCGCTCGCCGCCATGCGCTGCGGGTCCGCGCCCGCGCCGCTGCCGCCGCCGACATTGACGGTGATGTGCAGATCGCGCCCGCCACCCCGACCGCCGCCCGCCTCGATCCGCCCGCTGGCCGTGGGCACGAACAATTCCGGCCCGCGCTCCCCGACGAGATAGGCCGCCCCCGGCGCCACCGGCCCACCGGTCGCCCGCCCCGGCAACCCCAGCGCCGAGCCAAGCAACCCGCCGGCAACCCCAAGCAGCCCGCTCGCCCCGCCGCCGCTGCCGCTGCTCCCGCCGATGCCGAGCGAGCCGAGGCCAGAGCGCACCGCCGCCGCCGCAATCTCCGCCATCGACGACAGGATGATGCGCTTGAGATCCTCGAAACCGAACTTGCCACTCCGCACCGCGCCGAGCAGCGCGCTTTCGATCGCGCGCCCGGCGTGCTGCGCGCCCTGTTCCAGCGGCCCTTCGAGCAGCGCCTTCATCGCGGAAACATCCGCCGCAAACGCCGCCCGATCAGCACGCACGCCGACCAGCAGGCCATCGAATTCATCGGCCATGGGGATGTCCTTTCATTGTTAGAGGGGGAGGGGGCGCGAATAAACCAGCGTCGCCCCTGCGAAGGCAGGGGCCCATCGCGTCTGTCGGGAGGGGCGGAGATCAGTCAGGGGCGCACGACGTCGGCCAGCAAACGCCGACTATCGCACCGCCAAGCACGATACGCGAGATAGGCCCCTGCCTTCGCAGGGGCGACGGGGAGGGTGACGTGCAGCAGGCAATCGGATTTATCGACTATGGCGATGCCCTCTCATGGCGAGGGACAGGCGCAAACAAACACAACGTCGCCCCTGCGAAGGCAGGGGCCCATCACGTCTCTCAGGAAAAGCCGAGGCCAGTCAGGGGCGCACGACGTCGGCAAGCAAACGCCGACTATCGTCCCGCCCTGCGCGATACGCGAGATAGGCCCCTGCCTTCGCAGGGGCGACGCAAACGCCACACACAGCCCCCCCCAATCACCCCCCACCCGCATCATCCGGAAACCGCGCCCGCAATCGCGCCAGCGTCCCGCCATCCACCGGCGCCGCACCAGCCGCACCGCCCCGCGCCTCCGCCATCGCCGCCAGCACGCCGGCCAGTTCCTCCGGCGTTGCGCGCCAGAAATCGTCCGGTCGCCAGCCGAACAGCAGCGCCGCCAGCCCGGCCAGCCGCGCCGCGGACGGCGTGAACGCCGGGCGGGTCATCCGCCGCCCTTGACGATCTGCGTCAGCACCACGCGCAGCGGCGGGGTGAGCGCGGCAAGGCCGTAGGCGCACAGCGCCTCGCCGAAGGCCGCGCGCGTCAGCCCCTCCGGGCGCGGATCGAGGCAGTGCCACAACAGCGCCGCCATCTCCGCCAACGTCAGCCGCCCGTCCGCCGCGCGATCGACCAGCGCGAACAACGGCCCCAGCTCCGCCTCCGCCGCGACCAGCGCGGCGAAACTCGGCCGCAGCCGATAGCCCGCCACCACCGCCTCCCCGCGTGCGGGGTTGGCGGGAGACGACGCCTCCCCACGCGCACCATTTGCGTCCGCACCCACCCCGCTCATGCCGGCACCACCGGGCCGCTGCTTTCCAGCGCCAGCGTGTAGTTGCGCTCGCCATTATAATCGCCGGCATGGTCGAGCCGGGTGACGAGGAAGCGCCCGCGCATCCGCGCGCCGCTTTCGAACGCCAGTTCATAATCGTCGATCAGCCCGGCGAGCGCGTTGGTCTGCACCCGCGCCTCCGCCGCCGATCCGGTGAAGATGCCCGCCGCCGCAACGCTGACGGAGCGCACCCCCGCGCCGGACAGCAGCTCGCGCCAGCCGCCGGAGCCTTTGTGGGTGACGTTCACCGCCTCCCCGTTGATCGACAATTGCGTCGTCCGCAGCCCGGCGACGGTGGCATAGGCCGGCGGCACCGCGCCGTCGCCGATCTTGAGCAGAAACGCGCTGCCGCTTTCGATGGTCAT